CTGATGGAGATTTGCTTATTGAGCTGGCAGACATCGCTTGGAAGTCACCAGAGAACCCTGAAGGGCTAAAGCTCGATGAGTGGCAGAAGTGGCTGATCCGACATGTACTTGAGCGCTACCCGGATGATTACCCGGACGAGGATTTAGCAGGACGATTACGCTATCGGCAGCTAGTCATTTCACTTGGCAGGCAAAACGGAAAGAGTTTGCTCGCAGCTATCTTTGGGCTTTGGGGATTGCTTATGCATCAACGCTCAGGCGCTCAAGTTCTCAGCTTGGCATCCTCGAGCGATCAGGCGCGCATTATTTACACTCGAGTTCTTTTTGTGATTCAGAACAACCCTTTCCTAGCTAAGCGATTCAAAAAGGCGACCGAGCAAAGAGGAATAGTCACAGCAGACGGAACCGGGCGCTATGATGTCAAAGCCGCTAAGGAGTCTGCCCTTCAGGGTATCCCTATTTCATTATGTCTATTCGATGAACTTCACCTGGCAAAAGAGGGAATGTGGAGCGCTGCAGTTCTAGGAACTTCTCAGCGCAAAGATGGCATGGTGCTAGGTATTACCACAGCAGGCGACCAGAACAGCTCGACCCTTATCGACCTTTATAAGTCAGGGCATAAGGCATCACAGGGCGATGGGGAATTGCAGAGATTCGGCTTCTTCCTTTGGACTGCTCCAGAAAACGCACCTGTAAATGACCCTGATGCAATCCACGCCGCTAATCCCTCAGTCGCAGCCGGGAGGATTCCTTTGTCGCAGGTCATAAGCGATCTAAAGACCCTTCCAGAACACGAAGCAAGGCGATACAGGCTCAACCAATTCATCAGTGGAACAACTGCAAGCTGGCTTCCCGGGCGATGTCTTTAGAAAGGCAGCAGGCAAAGGGGTTAGCCAAAAAGAAGGAGCAGTGTTCGCTGTAGACATTAGCAAGAATTGGGAGCATGCAACTATCGCGGTTGCCAATGACAATAACGGCGTTCAAGAAACTGAAATAGTGCAAACCTTTGTCAATCCGACCGAGAACATACTGTTCAACAGAATCACCGAGCTTTATAAACTACACAGCCCTAGAGCAATAGCACTCGATGATAGGCAGCTCCCCGGACTAGGCAAGAGACTAAAGCTAGTTGGGATTCCTACTTGGCAACTTTGGACTAAAGAAGTTAGCGCGGCTTGCTCTGCTGTTTATGCCCTGTTTACAACTGATTCGGTCCGACATAATAACGATCCGCTGCTTATAATGCAAAGTCCTAACGGAGTGACTAAATACACAGGGGAGACTTGGCTAATTAGCAGAAAAGAATCCACAGGCGAAATTGATGCACTAATGGCAACAATCTTTGCGTTATATGTTAGTGCAAGAGCGCAACACGCACAAATTGGTGTATTCTAAATACTACTAATGTAGTTAGGCTTGGTGCATGGCTTCAATTTGGCAGAGACTCACTGGCGCTCCGATTCAGACTCGGGCTGCTCAGCCTACTATCCCAACTAGATCTGCTGCAGTCGTAACTCCCGACACCGCGCTAACTCTAACTGCTGTTTATCGCGCTGTTCAAATTATCGCGACCCCAATTAGCAAAATGCCAATCGACACTTACAGATTTGCAACTGGCATGGAAATGCAAGTGGAGAACCCGGTCCTAGTAAACAAGCCGGACATAAACGCAAACCGCAGAGACTTTATCTATCAGACTGTCATCTCTCTCGCGCTTGAGGGTAACGCCTTTTGGCATAAGAGCTACGGCTCAAACGGACAAGTAAACAACCTAACCCTTCTGCCTGCAAGTGCAGTCTCAATCGCTTACAACAACGATCAGGACATCTTGCAAGGGGTTTACTTCAGCTATAAGGGTAAGCGCTACGAGTCTCGGGAGATGGAACAGCTAAAGCTATTTACTCGCACCGGGAACTTGAGAGGTATTTCACCGATTGAGTCCTGCAGGTCAGACATTTCAGCAGCACTAGATCTCAGAGACTATGCAAAGAATTGGTTTAGTCAGGCAGGAGTCCCAACAGGAATTCTCAAGACTTCTCAGGCAATCAACAAAGAGCAGGCAGAGGAAGTCACTGCTAACTGGCACAATAAGCAGCAGAATCGGCAGATTGCGGTTGTTGGGAATGGCTTTGATTATGAAGCTATTTCACTATCTCCTCGAGAGGCGCTTTTCACTGACATAGTGGAGCAGAATACAATCGGTATTGCCCGATTGTTTGGCATACCAGCTCGCTTGCTTCTAACGACTGTTCCAGGTGGCTCAGATACCTATACAAATTTGCAGGATGAAAATCAAGTGTTCTACAGGCACACCCTTATGGGATACACCGATGCTATAACAGACGCTTTGAGCAACTGCTTGCCTAGAGGAACTCGCATCGAGTTTGACTTCCAGCACCTTTTCCGCGCGGATGTTGCCGCTCGTTATGACTATTACTCAGTTGCAATCGCCGCTGGAATTCTTACGCCTGAAGAGGTCCGAGAGAAAGAAGGGCTAAATGCCTGATCTAGAAACTAGAGAAGTAGAGCTAAGGCTCGATGCTGTAGAAGAGCGCACCATTACAGGGCTGGCAGTTCCTTATAATCAGACTGCTTCTATCGGTGGAAGTTACGATGAGCAGTTTGCCCGGGGAGCTATTGAGTCTGTCGAGGATGTCAAATTGTTCTACGGACACGAAGAGCCAATTGGCAAAGTAATCTCAGGCAGAGACACTGACGCAGGCTTTGAAATAACCGCGAAGGTTAGCAACACTTCTCGAGGAGAAGAGGTTCTAACGCTTATGCGTGACGGCGTTCTAAATAAATTTTCAGTTGGCTTTATCCCGGTCGAACAGACTAGAGACGGCTCACTGATTACGCGAACAAAGGTATCTCTAAGAGAAGTATCTGTTGTTCCGTTTCCAGCCTTTATCGGCGCAAACATAACCGAGGTTCGAGAAGAGCTGCAAGAGGCAGAAGCTATCGACCCCAAAAAAGAAAGAGACTCTATGTCTGAAAACATGGAACTAGAGGTTCGCTCTGTTCAAGATGAGGTTGCCGAGTTGCGCCGAGTCGTAGAAGCAGGACTAAACCCCGTTACAGCAGTAATGATTGGCTCAGAGATTCGCTCTCAAGGCGAGTTTGCAAAGAAGATGCTACTTGGAGACGCAGGAGCAATTGAACTTGCTCGCGCTGCATCGACTAGCGCAGATACTGTAGCCCTTCCAGGCTTCGTTGGTCAGATTGATAACTTGATCGACAACAACCGACCAGCACTCTCAGTATTCTCTCGCGCAGCGCTTCCAGCAGCCGGGCTAACTGTTGAGTATGCTTCCGTTACTGCTAACACCATTGCAGTAGGCGAGCAGTCACCAGAAGGCGAAGTTCTAAGCTTTGGTAACCTAACCATCGCTAACACTTCAGCTCCAGTCAAGACCTATGGAGGATACACTTCCTTCACTAAGCAGACTATCGAGCGGTCAACTGTTGATTACTTGAACACTGTATTCCGCGCCCTAACCATCGCTTATGCAAATGCTTCTAACGCTGCTTTCGTGGCTCATGTGCAGGGACTAAGCATGACTGGCAAAGTGTTCGATGTATCTGCTGGAACTGTCAAAGCTCTTATGGATGGCATCACTGATGGTGCAACTTACATCTTTGAGAACACCGGACTCCGACCAGAAGCTATCGTGGCTTCTCCAGAGGCTTACAAGTTCCTAATGGCAGTTGTAGGCACAGATGGTCGCCCGGTTATCCTTCAGGATGGCAACGGATTCAACAACATCGGGTCCGCAAACCTCCCGGGGCTAAGCGGCTCATTGTTGGGACTTCCAGTAATTGTTGATCCAGCGATGGCAGCGAGCAAGGTTTACATGGCAAACAGCCAGGCTATTCAGTCTTATGAGTCTGCTGGCGCTCCTGTTCGCCTAACTGATGGCGACATCACGACCCTCACCGATTCAGTCTCGGTTTACGGATACCTAGCGATTACAACTCCGTTCGCCGGGGCAATCGTAGAACTCGACATCGTAGTCTAAGGAAATAATGTCAGCAGTAACGCTCGCAGAACTACAGGCTTATATTGGCACTGAC